CATTAGCATCTGCGCTAAGATTCCACCATGATACTAAGTTTGTTTTTTCGCTAGATGTTAATCCAGCATAATTCTTGTTCATTATAGATTTAATTTGTGCTTGTGTTAACACTGATGACCATACACCTACATTACATATATATCCATCCCAATTATTATTAGTCGTATTGCTTTCTTGCCCTATTCTAACTCCAGGTGTACTTGGTACATGTAGATTTCCACCACCACTATGAGTAGCAGTAGCATCTAAAGCACCATTAACATATAATTTAATAGCTCCATCTGAAGCGTTATATGTAAAAGCAACGTGATACCAAGGTTCAAATGATGTAACTACAGCTGTACCTTGACACAAAGTATGGTCTGAACCATTTGAAGAAAGTCTCACAACAAATTTATTTCCTGATTTATCATACCTTAAGTGATAACTTTTTTCATCACCATCTGTTTCAAAAATTCTTGCATAACTATCAGATGAGTCTTCACCAGGAAATTTAACCCAAGTGCTAACTGTAACAGAATTAGGATTTAATCCTGTAGTTCCACATTCTATATAATCATCCGAACCATCAAAAAATGCAGCACCATCACTGCATGGTACTACACTACCTGCATCATACTTATGTTTTAACACGAGGTTATCTGTTACTATACCAGGTGTTATAGGTTTAGAAATTGCTCTTGATAAGTTACTACCTAATCCTAAAGGCATATTAACCTATATAAGCTATTACTGCACCAGATGTTAAATCTATACTAGTCCAACGACCATAAATAGTCATACCTGCTGGTATAGTTTCTGAAGCCATTGTGTTACCATTGTATGAACCTACACCATAACCATTTGTAGTATCTGCAGGTGTTAAGGCATTAAATACAGTATCTTCTATACATTGTATTGCTACAAAGTTTCCTGAGTGAACCGCTTGGTCTGATATAAATTTAGCTCCAGCCTGACCTAAAGCAGCATTTTGTGCTTCTACGACTGTAAGCTTATGTAAACTTGAGTTTGCCATTTTATTCTCCTTTTGAGTGTACTTTAAGCTCTGGCATGAGCATGAACGTACTGTTATAAAAAATTCTTAGTAGATTCGGGGCAAGCCTTTTATATGACATGCCCCATAGTTCTACAAAACTATTAAACCTTATTTATTCGGTTTATGATGTTTGAATACCATTATTAATACCACTCATAGATTCAGCAATGTATTCACCATTCCAAAATGTTAATCTAACATAATCACCTCTTTGGGCTGTTGTGTCTAAAATAACATTTGAAACTTGAGTACCAGCTGTTGAATTTGCAGCATCACCACCAGCATCTTTTTGCACTAAACTAATTATAGCACTTCCAGCACCGATAGTAATGTCATTAGAAGGAGTTTCTTCCCACACAACAAATTCAAAATACACACCATCTTCACCTGTAGAAGCTGTAGGCAATGTAATTGCTACTGCTCCACCAGCTGCATCACACATGTAAACTTTACCTGAATCATCATTAGTAATTGTTACATCTGCATTTATAGAATGTATTTTCTTTTTATGTTTAAAGGTTGCACTGCTATTTTCATTTAAAAAATCACTTCTCATATTATAATGCCTCCTCAAAGTTAAACAACGCATGTGTTTCTGGTAAAGTTACTTCAAGACCTGCTTCTGTTAGAATCATATCTTTACGTAAATCTTCATCAGCTTGTTGTACATTTGTTGTTATTGAAGTATCTCTATTGATACCATTACCAACTAAAGGTCTATAAGAAACGTTATCAAGGTCAGCCATTAGCATAAATTCGCCAGACATTCCTCTAAATAAAGGTTCTTTTACAAGTGATAAATCACCATGAACAGTTTCAACTTTCATAACTTTATGTCCAAAAGCTCCTTGAGCAGCATTAAAGTTATATCTGTTGCTTCCACCCATTGAATCACCTATAAACCCTACTCCATCACCTAATTTATTAAATAATGAAATTACAGGAAGTGAGCATAAAGCTAATTTGCTTGAGCTTCCACCTCTTGCAGGGTCAAAAACAACCTCTAAATCACGAAGAAGAACATCGTAAGTTAAACTTCCAGCTGCAACTGTTTTAAGATAAGCTTGGCCTTCAGTATATTCTAACTGTTCAGCGTCTTCTTTTGTTTGACCTTGTCCATTTGCCATAATATGACCTGCAAGACCATCAGTATATTGAACGCCTCCAGCTGTAGCACGTTGACCAAAAAGCATAGCTCTTTCAATGTCAATTTTATGTTCTCTTAATTTAAGATTCCATATTCTTTGCCATTCATCAGCATATCCTCTGTACACAGTAGCTCTAGCTGTATTAGACATTTCACAAGCTGTTTTAAAGATTTGGGTGTACCCATAATCATTGTCTAGCTTTTGTGAAAACACATCTGGTGCGCCACTACCTTCGCCAAATGCTGTACCAATTACTGTAGCTTTTGCACTAGCTCCTGGGTCAGCATCTGTACCTGGATTTGTTAACCATGTAATATCAATTGATGTACTAGAGTTAATAGCATCTATTCTTGCGTTAGCATGGTTAGGACCACCACTATTTCCAGTATTTGATTCAACTGATACAACCATTCCTTTAATAAGCCATGGTTGTGCAGCTGCCAATGTTGCTGTAACTGTAGCACCAGCAGAAACTGCCGCTAAGTCTGTTGAAATAACAAAACTTCTATCAGTCATTGCTATTTTTGTTCTATCTTCTAAAAACCTAAACTGTGAATCAGTTGTAGGTACTTTTCCTACTTTTGACAAGTATACAAAAAATGGTGATTCTTCTGGGGCTAACTCAGCAATTCTATCACTAAAGTCATACAGTCTTCTTGTGCTTAAATCTGCACTGTCTACTGTATTGCCGCCAGGAGTACCAAATTTTACTTGGCCTGTTTCATAATTAGCCATTTTTTTTCTCCTAAGTTATATTATAATTTACAATACATTAGTACGACTACCAGCTTTTAAAACACCATCCCACATAGCATCTTCGTCAGACTTAGGAGTTTGAGGAGCTTGTCCTTGTAATACACCGCCTTGAGCAGGTGTTCCTTGTGTTTGACGTACACTATCAAGTGGTCTTTCTATTTGCTGGCCTTGTTCAGAGTTAGCTACAGCTCTCCACATTTTAATAGCGCCATCAACACCATACTCAGCAGGATTTTGTGCTGCAAAATTCATAAAAGAGTCTACTTCTTCTGGGCTTAAGCCTCTTTGTTGTAGTTCGGTCTTTAACTGCATTTCGCCTTGATTTCTTTGTAATCCTTGCATTTGTTGGTTAACAGCTCCATTTATAGAGTCCTGTAGTTCTTGTTGTCTGAACTTGTACGATTTAGACTGTGGGTCATTATAGGCTTCCCATGGGTCAAATTCATCTTTAGCTAATTCAATACGTTCAGGTTGTGTTGGTTGACCCTGTCCTTGCACCATACCAGTTATGGTCTGGGTTATATCTGGACGAGATTCCAATAATTGTCCTATTTTTTCATATTGCTTTAGTTTAGAGTTTTCCGCTGCGAGTTTGTCCTTTTCACTTTGGAAGTACTTTGCTTGTTCTTCCCAGTTTCCAGAAGTCTCCTGCGTATTAACACTTTCGTCTTGCCCTACATTATCAACGGTTTCACCTTCTTGATGTCCGTTTTCATATGCGTCACTCATTTATTATCCTTCCTGCGATTCCTGTTGTCCTTGTTGAGTTTGACCACGAGTATTATCTCGTAATCTCTCTGACTCTAGTTTAACCGCATCTTTTAGTCTACCAGTTGCCAACTTGTTAGCGGCACGAGACTCATATTTTTGCTCTGCCAATTGGCTTTTGAATTTTTCAACTTCAGTACGTTTTCTAGCTGCGACACTTTCTCTATCTGCAGTCTGTAAGTCTCCACTTAACTTCTTAAGTTGCTCTTGTGCCTGGCCTAACATACTCTGTAATTTACTAACTTCGTCAGTTCTTTGCAATACCCCTTCTTTGTCGAAGATTTCAGTCTTTTTAAGTGCTTCTACTCTATCTATTAATCCTGCTTGATAAGCTTCCATATATAATTGGAACTCACCATACTTATTAGATGGTAGTGTAGAACCACCAAGTATACGCACATCAAATTGACCTACTGTAATATCATTTTCAATTGACATTAACTCATTAGTTTTATCATCGTATAAACGAGCATTTACTGTAAACTCACTTATATCATTGTTAGGTTGTACTATTCTAAACGTCTTTTTAAATCTATAGTGCTGTCTAGCCATATTATATACAACTTGACCTAATCTTTTCATTGACCCTTCAATATCTCTTAGCTTAGATTTTGAACGTCTTTGTCCAACATTTTCCATCATCATAGTAGCTGAGTATGTTCTAGGTGCTGCATCTGTGCTACCTTGCATCATTTCAAATATACCAATATTTAAATCAATGTAACCTTCTATCATTTTAGGTAATGTTAAAATACTACCTGATAATGGTTGTGGTGAAGGAAAATGTGGTTCCCCAAAAGATGGGTCGTATTCGATAGTAGCATTAGGATTCGCCCAATCTCGTTCTAGTTCTTCAATATCACTAACACTACCTTGGGGAACTAAAAGCTTCAAACCTGCTGAAGCCTGTGCGTGTGATGTAATGAGGGAAACCGTCTTGTTGAGGAACCTTTGAAATGCTTTATTCTTTCTCACATCACTCATTGGGTATGGTGTGTTGGTCCATATGTTTGGTACTGGTATAACAGGATATATATCTGTATCACATATCATTTCATACAATACTATTTGACCAACAGTACATGTTAATTTAATTCTTGTTTGTGTTACTTCAACAAAATCAATAAGCCCAGACTCTATAGCTGCAGCAAAGTCTCTATCTTCTGCCATTGCAGCAAACTGTTCTTGAGTCATTATTCTTTCATCGCCACTTCTAGCATCAACAACTCTATAATAAGGTACTCTTACTTTTTTGTAATGTTCAAGTAATCTATACTTTTCAATATGATAGTCTTTATCTTTTGTGTTATCTGGCGTAAAGCTTTCCATAGTCGTTCTATTAGTTGCATCAGGATAGTCCTCCTCCTTGTTAAATGTTTCTATCTCATCTATTAATAATTTTTCTGAGTCTTCACTTATAGGTTGACTCATTTGTGGATATAAATCTATTAACTGCTGTCTTGTTAATATAGTTGATACTATAATACCTGAGGCATCATCAAAATATTTATGTCTAGAGTTAGGGTCTACATAAACTCTAAAAGGGTCTACGTAAGTAAACTTAACTTCACCTCTACCAAAATCAGCATCTCTATCTAAATATGCATAAAAATAACCAAGACCAGTAACAGCGTAGTCATGAACAACTTGCTTAAATACTTCGTTACCATCTGATTTATCCCATACATACTCTAATATAGTCTTCCATACGTTTGCTAATTTATTATCAGAGTCTTCTCTGCCTACTGCACTAAACTTAGGTTGTTTAGATGTAACAATTGCTTTAAACTGTTCTATTGCAGCATATAGCCTATCCATAGGCATAGATGACTGATTACGTGAATCTAGTTCATCAAGCTCTGATTGTGAAAAATGATTACCTAAATAAAAGTCAATGTCTTCTCTGGCGGCTACATCCCAGTCTTGTCTGGCATCTCTCCACCTATCAAACAGCTCATTTATTTCTTTTACTCTTAAATCTTCTTGTATCATAGTATATAATATAGTATTATTTCCTAGCTCCAGTCAACCAATTATATGCTTTACGTGGTTTTGTCCAAACGCCAGATTTATTTTTACTTTTCTTTTTACGTTTAGGTTGACCTTTAGCAAACTGTGTAGCAAGCCAAAACGCATCAATAGTATCATCATG